AGTCTATACAAGCCTAGAGCTTATCGGCGGAATCCATATTGACCGCAACACAGGCGCACCCACGGCTTACGATATTTACAACCGAAGCATCGGGGATTTTTATAGCTACCAAATCACCATTCCCTCAAGCCAAGCCTTCCACCTTTTCGACCCGCTACGCATCGACCAGTATCGTGGCGTTTCGGCCTTTCACACGGCCATCAATGATGCAACCGACATTCACGAACTTACCAGCTTTGAAAAGATGGCGGCCAAGGTTGCAAGCTCCCAAAGTGGAATCGTAAAGCGCAACAACAACAATGCCGCCGACCTTTCCACACTTTCAACCGAAGAGGACATCAGCGGAAATCAGATCAAGTTAGAAACGATTGAGTCTGGCAAAATTTCCTACCTAGAACCGGGCGAGGATATCATTTTCCCCAACGGCCCAAGTCGTCCTAGCGGAGCGTTTATCGAGTTTCACAAAGTTCTAATGCGGAATATCTGTCTTGGACTTGGAATCCCATATTCCTTTGCGGTTGATCCTTCCGCCATGTCCGGCCCAACTGCTCGCCTAGAAATGCAACAGGCAGGGCGCACCTTCAAGCGCTACCAGAATCTTTTAAATGATAAGGTGCTTCGCCCCATCAAGAACATCGTAATTGCAGACGCAGTTGCTAGGGGATTGATCCAAACGAGCGAGGGCGGAAAAACTACTAGAGGCATTTTTAATTTTGGGGCGAATGTTTCAATCGACCTTGGGCGGGAATCGGCAAGTGCAATCGCAGAGTTTAAGAGCGGACTTCGCACAGGCTCCGACATCTACGCAGAGCGTGGAGCGGATTGGGAGGCTTCGATGCGTCAAAGGGCAATCGAGGCAAAAGCAATTCAAGACTTGGCGAAGGAATATGGAGTCCCGCCAGAAACAATTAGCGATGTTGTCCCGCCAGAAAAACCAGCCCCAGCCGCCCCAGCACCAAAGCCACAACCAGCACCGAAACCCGATGAGGACGAACAAGACGATGGCGAGGAACCAGACAATGCACCCGAACCAGATGAACCGATTGAGCCTTCTTCAGAAAATTTAGAAGTTAAAAAAAAAGATACTGAAGAGGCGTTAGCAAAGCTAGACCCAGCATCTATTAAGATGCTGATTCAAGGGATGATGGGCGGAATCGAACTAGGGAAATACGATGGGATAGACTTCACCCCCCCACAAGGAGCTAGGGATGCGGCTAAGAGAGCTTTGGATGTGAGGGAAGGCAAGCCAGCAAGCCAAAGGGGAATGACCCCGGTCGGCATCTCCAGAGCAAGGGATTTAATGAATGGTGTGAACCTCTCCCCAGATACCGTCCGCAGAATGAAAGCCTTCTTTGATCGCCATGAAGTCGACAAGAAAGGTGCAACTTGGGACGAACAGGGCAAGGGATGGCAAGCGTGGCACGGATGGGGTGGTGATGCTGGTTATGCTTGGGCAAGGAAAGTGGTTGGGCAGATGGAAGCAAGGGACAAGAAAGAACTAGCAGAACCAGCCTCTTGCCCAATCGCAACTCAAGACATCAAAACCAATCTAGCCAATAGGCAGACAGCCGTGGACGATGCGAACTACGGCCCAGCCAACCCTAATGAACCTAATGAGGATTATTGGAAAGCCAAGGCAGACGAGTTCCAAGGAGATGTAGCCACGGCCAAAAAGATGCTTTGCGGTAATTGTGCGGCCTTCGACCAAAGGACTAAAGTTCTTGGGTGTATTAAGAAGGGCATCGGCGAGGATGCAAATGAAGTCGCTATTGGTGGCAATCTAGGTTACTGCGAGATTTTTGATTTTAAATGTGCGGCCAAAAGAACTTGTGACGCTTGGATTGTGGGTGGCCCAATGACTGATGAGAAGGCAAAGGAACTAGCCCGACCCGGCCCCAAGTCTGCGGCACAAACTCCCGCACCTCCCAAGGAGCGAATCAAAGGCTCCAAGGAGAACCCAGAAGGAACAGCATCCACCAGAAGCAAAGCTGGCGACATAGAGATTTCAGCCGAGAACGAGGAAGCATTGAAGAACAAGATTGCCGAGTTCAAGGACAAGCACCCCACAAGGAAAGCCCCCACCCTTGGAGCATTAAAGAAAGTGTTTCGCAGGGGGGCGGGTGCGTTCTCCACTAGCTTTAGGCCAACGATTACCGGGGGTAAGCCCAACTCACGCAACGCTTGGGCGATGGCTAGGGTGAACAAGTTTCTAAAGATGGCTGGCGGTGGAGAGGTCAAAGAGTCCTATCGCAAGGCAGACGGCGACCTTCTTTGACATAAAAAAGGAATTTATGCCCCTACCCACTCCTAGAGGAGACGAATCTGAACAGGACTTTGTTTCCCGCTTTATGGGCAACGACCAAGCAGTTGCCGATTTCCCCGATGAAACACAGAGGGCGGCGGTTGCCTATCGCACCTATCGGGATGAAGACGCAGAGATGGAGGAGCTAGAGTTGGGAGGAGTCTCAATCCTTGAAGTAGGCGAGGCCAAGGGGCATGAACTTTATGTGGATCGCCACAGCCTAGAATCCGCGCTTGCAATTATGAAGCAAGCCAAGAACGGAATTAAGGTCAAGATGAACCACGGCTCTGGGCTAGACGCAGTAGTGGCTTTTGCACGCAATCCTCGGATCGAAGGGGATAAGCTAATTGCCGACCTTCGCCTTCTCCGCAACTCCCCGCACTACGGCCTCATAAAAGAGATGGCCGCAGAAGCTCCCGACCAGTTCGGCGTTTCCTTGGCTTTCGTGAACGAGTCCGAGACCATCAACGGCAAGGACTATATTCGCCCCCAATCCATCGCTTCCGCCGACCTAGTAAGTAGCCCTGCGGCAACGAACGGACTTTTTGAGGAGATGGTTAAGTTCATGCAGAAATTTGCCGAGACCCAGACCAAATGCTCTGGCGAAACAATCAAAATGGGATATATGGTTGGCGGCAAGCCGATTCCAACGGATTTGCCCGAAGCCGAAGTTGAGGGCGAAGGTTTGACAAAAGGAGAAAACACAATGGAAAACAAAGATTACGGTAAGGAAGTGGAAGATATCAAGGTGCGCCTCGCCAAACTGGAAGAGGCCATGTCTCCCAAAGAAGAGGAAAAAAAGCCTGAAGCTCCTGAAATCGAAGTGAAGGTTGAGCCTTCCGAGAGTGAAGAGGAAATGGGCAAGGGCAAAGTCAAGACCGAGGAGATGAGCGAAGTGGTGAAGAAAGTTCTCACCGAATTCGGCATCAAGCCTGTTCCGGCTTCCCCGGTGATCGAAGAGGCTCCCAAGAAGGATGAGCCGAAAAATTTTGAGGCTCTTGTGGCGGCTCATGCCGATTACGGAACTTCAAAGCTGAAGGCCATGAAAGCCGTCATGCTCTCCAACCCCAAAGAATATGCCGAGGCTCTTGGCCGTGGCATTAGCAAAATCTAACAAAGGATAAAATAGAATGAGCACCAATATTGATAACAATTTTCGGACGTTCAGCACCTCGTCCGCTATCTCGGCTTATCGCCTTGTTCAGCCCTCCACGGTGACGGCTGGCGGGATTGATGTGGCTGTGACCGGGTCGACCAAAGCCATCGGAGCTACTATTGATGACGGAGCGGCTGGCGGTTATGTGACCGTGAAGCTGTTCCACCCCACCTTCTTCGCAACCGTGTCCGGCACGGCGGCGGTCGGTGATGTTGTGAAATTTGATGCGGCTGGTCAAGTGACCACGCTGGCGGCTAATCTGGTTACGGCTGGTGTCGCTCTCGAAGCGGCCACCGCTACCTCGGCTGTCATCGAAATCGCCGTTCCGATGTTCTAAGGATTAACCCAAACAAAGAAAGAATAAGAAAATGAGCTATATCTCTGGTGGAACAACGATTCGGGCAGACATCAACCAAGCGTTGGTGGAAGCCCCCAATGGCGATACCGGGCTGATCGGTGCGGAAATTTTCCCCCTTCTGCCTGTTCCCGCCAAAAGCGGTCAGTATCTCAAGGTTCAGTTGGCACAGGCCGACCTCCTCAACAACGATTCCAAGGCGCGTGACGCTGGTTCGGGCTACGCTCGTGCCATCCGTGCTTTTGGGACTGATACCTACGACACGGTCGAGTTTGGCCTCGAAGAGCTAATTGATGACAGCTTCCGCGCTGATGCTGATCGCTTTTTTGATCTCGAAGCCTCGTCTGCCCGCTTCCTCCTCCGCCAAATCAAGCTCGGCCATGAGAAGCGTGTGAACGACATCGTTAATGCTGGCACTACCCCCTTCACCACCTCCGACCAATCCGCCATCTCCGCATATACCAATGCGAACCTTGGCAATATTGATGTGGCTGGCGATGTGGCGAATGCCCGCACCGAACTCAACAAGTTAGGGTATGAGGCCAATACGGTTATCATGTCCGCCCCTGTGTTCGAGCGTATCCGCCGGACTACCAAGCTCCAGAATCAGTTCTTCGGGGTTATCTCCGATACTGGCGGTCGCTTGCTCTCCGAGGCTGAAATCGCGGCGGCTCTTGGCGTTCAGAAGGTTCTCGTTGGTCGCGCGGCGATCAACTCGGCCAACAAGAACAAAGCCTACTCTGGTGGGTTTGTGTTCTCCAACAGCTACATCACCGTTGCCAATGTGCAGAGCGGCCAGTTCACCGCTGGTGGAATTGGGCGCACCTTGGTCTGGTCGGTTGATGCCCCCGGAGGCTTCGTCTCCGAGAGCTATCGTGATGAGGCTCGCCGGAGCAATGTGCTTCGGGTTCGCATGAACACGGCTGAGAAGCTGATTGATGCGAATGCGGGTGTGCGTATCACCACCAGCTTCGCCTAAAGAATAGATTGTGTGGTTCCTTGGAGGGGCTAGAGCCTAAAAAACTCTAGCCCCTCTTTCTTTATGGTTAAGATAGTTATGGTTTGCATCCTGCTTTCAGGGTGCTCAAAACCAATAGAACAAAACGACCTTCCAAGTTATTCGGATATGTCCGCCGCCGAGGATTTGCAGGAAGCATTGACAAAGCCTTAGAATAAATCCTTAATCAAGAAATCCTCTTATGCGAAATCCTTTAAGCGTTTATATTATTTGTGGCGGCAATGAAGCCGAATATCTCGAAAGATGCCTTAACTCCTTCAAGCCCATTGCGAAGGAGTTTGTTGTTTGCTTGGCTGGGGGGAGCAATCCGACAGCCGAGGAGGAAAAGGTTGCATTGGCTCACGGTGCTAGAGTTGTTCGCTATGAGAATCAAAGAAAAGATTGGCCTCATATAGATGACTTCGCCACGGCAAGAAACACGGCCTTGGATGCCTGTTCGGAAAAGTGGGCAATGTGGGTAGATGCCGATGATGAGATGCAACCGGGGGCAGAGGCGGTTATTGATGAAGCTATAACTAAGGCAGAGGAAGGGGGCGCACAGCTTATCGCATTTAGGTATTTCGTGGCTAACGCTGGCTTGATCCCGCTAAGGGAGATGGTTTCCTTAAAGGGAAAATGCAAGTGGAAGAATCGGGTTCACGAAATGCTTGTGGCTGAGGATCAGACAAAGATTTTCGGAATCGACAAGGTGGTTAGGGTTCACAATCCCAAGGGCTACAAAAAGACTTCCGCCGACAGGAACTTTGAAATTCTTAAAGACACCCTAGAGCCAACCCCAAACGCCCTTTACTATACCCAACAAGAGCATTTTTTAACCCAGAATTGGGCTGACTGCTTAAAGTATGGTAAGCTGGCAATTCAATTTCCAGAGCTAGAGGACACGCTTCGATACGATGTTCTTTGCAACATGGGAAGATGCGCCCCGACAGGCGAGGAGAAGCTAAAATATCTTGGGGAGGCTGTTGCCATTCAGCCGGATCGAAGGGAAGCCCACTATTGGATGGCGGTTGAATATTCTGCAAGGGGACAATGGGCAAAGGTCTGGGGAGCGGCAAGGGCGGCGATGAGCCTACCAAGGCCAACCTCGCACTACTGGAATTTGGTCGAGGCAATTTATCAATGGCAATGTTTGGACATTTACGAAACCGCTTCTGTTTGTGTGGGTAAAAAAGAGGAAGCCGAAAAGATTAAGAAATCTAGGCCATCCCCCAAAATCTCAATCATTCACGCAACCAAGGGGAGGCCGCAGATTGCGTGGCAACGTAGGCAACAATGGCTTATGCTGGCAAAAAACCCTCTTGAGGTTGAATGGCTTTTTGTTGTCGATCACGATGACCCCCAAGATTACACCCCCCATCAGGCACTAAGAGCCAACCCCGGCGGGATTGTGAACGCTTGGAATCATGGAGCAAAACAGGCAAAAGGGGACATTTTGATTCAAATGTCGGACGATTGGAGCCCGCCAAGGCATTGGGATGCCCTAATTTCGACCGCTATGGGGGCTACAAATGAGGAGAAAGTGCTGGCAATATCTGATGGGCTTAGAACCGATAAACTCCTTTGTATGGCGATTATGACGCAAAAGAGGCTTGAGAAGCAGGGGGGCCATATGTTCGACCCCGATTACCAAGAGAGTGACGGCATCTATTCAGACAACGAATTTACGGAAAGGGCTTATGGTGATGGTGTTGTGATTGAAGCCAAACATATTCAATTCAAACACGAAAACCCTCTCTTTACAGGCGGAAAGCCGGATGATCTAATTAAGCACCACAACAAGCCAGAATTTTATGAGAAAGGAAAAGCCATCTATGAAAAAAGAAAAGCCGCAAATTGGAATTAGGTCAGCCAAAAAAGGCGAAGATGCCAAGGGTATTGGTATGATTAAATTTGC